ACGACCTCTCACAAATAACGCAAGGTAAGGTGTTTAACCCTTATGAAGAGATGCTCTTCAAAGGCGTTGGATTCATTTCACACAGTTTTAAGTTTACCTTTGTGCCTAAGAGTGCTACTGATGTGGAGACAATCTTTGAGATCATACAACAGTTAAGAGCATCGATGCACCCGAAGAAGAAGGGTAACTGGTTGCTCATCCCTGACAAGTTTAGAGCAGAAATTGTTAGATACGTCTCTAAAGGTGATGAAGAAGAATTAGGTGAAGGAAAGGCAGCAGGTGGTTATATGCAACAACTGCTGAGTTTCCCACATAAGATGGTATTGCAGGACATGAGTATTGACTTCGGTGACTCTACTGCTATTAAGACACAAATTCCTGGTATGGAAGACAAGGACTTTGGTTTTGCAACTTATAATATGACTCTTACCTTCCAAGAGACCAAATACCGCACAAACGAGGACTTTGCATTATAATGGCAAACTATTTCTCATACTTACCAGATGTATTTGTAAGGACCACGAGTTACCGCACAGGTAGCACTGATCCTTATATTATGGCGAAAAACCTCTTTCGTCGTATCAAAATTAGAGATGATCTTCAGGATGTAATCCTCGGTTTTGAGAAATACACTATTGAAAACAACGAAAGACCTGAGCAGATTGCTGATAAGGTATATGGTAATGTGAATTATGATTGGGTTATATTGCTTTGCAACAACATCATCAATGTCTATGATGAATGGCCTATGTCTGAGCAGGAGATGTATAACTACATGGTCCGCAAGTATGGCAAGGCAGATGTAGAAAGTGTACACCATTGGGTGACACAAGAAGTCAAAAACACGCAAGGTGATGTCGTCCTGAGAGCAGGACATCAAGTCCCTGAAGACTTTGAGTATTCAAAACCTGATGGCACACTGGTGCCCAAAGAGGAGTTGGTTAGACCTATTTCTAACTATGACTATGAATCTGGTCTGAATGAGTATAAGAGAGGTATTTACATCCTTAAACCTCAATTTATTGATTCATTCGTTGAAGAATTTGAAGGTCTAGTCGAATACCTACCTAATAACGAGGTTGATCCTATTACAGGTATTAAGAAGACTGTGGGTGCAGTTGCAGAAGCGTTTGCAAGCGTCAAACCCACATATGAAACTCTGGTGGGTCAAACACCTTCTATCCAATTCGCTGCTACAGCAGAATACACCTCAAGAAACTTTGGATCTTCTGATCCTACCATTTCTCAAGGTGATGTGCTTGCTGACGGTAGCACTGTTGCAGTCACGTCAGGTAGCACTACCGCTACTACTGAAACCGCTGGCACGATGACCGAAACAGAGGTTAACCAATATGGATCCGCTGGATCTTCTAGTGGTCAGACCTCTGGCGGTGGCACGTCCAGCGGCGGGTCTTATAGTGGTGGTGGCGGATATTAAATAAATCCTCTATCTTTTGCTACATGTAGCAATTCTTTCAAATTACCCACATGTTGCGCTCCTAGCGCGATTTGTGGGTATTCTGCTTCTGGACCAAATTCGTTTTCAAACGCTCTTTGGTCAAAATGTTGATTTAGGCGATATTCGAGAAATTCGCCTTCTAGTGATTTGAGCAGTTGTGCTGCTCTTTCGCATTCTTGTGATCCATTACTATAAATTACTGCTGTCTGTGGAATCATTTTTTGTCTGAATGATTGTACTCGATAACAAACTTTTCATGCTCTGTGGTCCTATCAACCACAGTATAATGTCTTACTTCACTGCCAAGCAATTCTGCTGCCTTCTCTAGAAGGTTTTTGGCAATATTCATATTAGTCACGCTGACGCCAGTCATCTGGTTTATCCCTCCTAAACCAATCGTTAATATCGTCTGCACCATCAAATGTGGTCCTATGATTGGATGGATCAGGGTCTCCGAGACCCATCCTATTCATAAAATCCTCCATACTGCCCTCCTCAATGTCTTGAGACGCTTGACGACGTGCTTGTTTTAACCAGTCACGGGCGAGTGTGTGCCTTTTGGCAAGTTTCTCTGCCCAAATCATATCCTCAATAGGGACAGATTCTTTATTTGCAATACATCTGCAAATAGACTCCAAACGGAGTCGATAAGCGGTTGAGAGCATAAATCATTTACGCAGTTTTGACTCTAATTCAGAGACTCTGTTGAAATCAGCATAAGATGCCTCAGATCGCGCATTGAGGATACTTTGGATATCTTCAACGATTACGTCATTTTCAACATAGTCATCCAGATACTGATTTAACGCTTCCGCCAAATAACGGTATCTGTGCCATTCAGGCGAATAAGGTTTGTAATGTGTCATAGTAAAAATACCGAAAAACCCTGTGGGCGAAAAAATACCCCGAATTTTTTTTCGACCTTTCTGGGAACGAAAAGTGAAATAATATATGGGTTAGTGCCTACAGGGTCTCCACTTAAGTCGTGTCTGTTTCTCCCAGTAACCTTCAACATATTCATGGTGACCTAACCAGAAGCCAGGCACCCATCTACGTCTAGTCACCTGCACCTCACACATACGCCTCCTAGGAGGGTGATCATAATAATAATGGTGCGAATGGTGATGCCCGTGCCCCTCAAACGGCTCCCAGAATTCCTTCCAAGTTAGTGCATTAGCGGGTGCTGCAGCGGACAATAGCAGCAGAGAGGCAAGGGCAAGTTTTTTCATTAGTCGTCGTTAGCGAGGGCAGCGAAGTAGTCCAAGTCAGGACCATCATCTGCTTTGTTTAACTCTTCAATCTTAGCACCAAATCCACTAGGAGTGGGATCTGGTTGTGACACTTTGGCAGGTGCCATAATGTCAGGAGAGTTGAAGACATCCTCATCTTGCTCATCACGAGTGCGGACCTGAGTCCTGCCCTTGTTAAGGACGAGATTCAAACGCTCTTCCAATTTCTCATAAGACTTGAAGGCAGAAGGGTCAGTGAATTCCTTGAGGGAATACTGAGACTTCCACAGTGATTCCAGTTTCTCATCATCGAAACCACCCAGCGTGCTAGGTGCTGCGAAGTCAGACTTATCATAATTCCAGTAACCACCAATGGTTTGGATCTTGATACGGAAGTCCGCACCTTGCCACATATCAAAGGGGTTAATAGGTTCTTCGTCTTCAAACTGGGGTTGCATAGAAGACACGATCTTGTCGTGGATCTTCTTACCATACTTATAAAGGAATACTTTACCCTCATTCTGAGGATTCAGTTGGTCCTTCACAACATAGATGTTGCTGTAGTAGGAGAGTTTCCTCTTCTGCTTACGAGCAATCTCTTTGTCGGAATCAAGACCGCTATTCCAAAGAGTGCGATTCAACTCACCGACAGGATCTTTTTGACCCAGTGTGGTGAGGGAGTTTTCAATATACCATCCGCCAGGACCTTGGAAAGCGTGGCTCCACACCTGTGCCCAAGGAAGGTCTTCACCATCAGGCTCAGGAAGGAAACGGATCACGGCATAACCGTTACCCGACTTGTCTACACCAGGTTTCCAGAGTCGCTCGTCAGGACCAGCACCCTGTGGTTTAGACATCTTTTCAATCTGCTGAGTCAGTTTATCAAAAGACCCAGACTTTTTCTTAAGACTTGCAAAAGACATGTATTTCTCCGTTGTGGTTGTGTGTTTTGTTTGATTTGCCACCGTATTATGATGGCATATTATTTAGGTCTTGTCAAGAGACCGTGTGCGGTTTATGATCAGGACCTTCTCACCGTCGTGCGTGAATTGTAACTCGTCGTCAGGGTCCCACAACAATTCCTCGAATAGGTCATCAAGTTTTTGCATGTCTTCCCATAGCGCATCAGGATTTGGCATCTTTCAACTCCTTTCTCCATCCTTGTAGTTTATCTTCCATGGTCTGAAGGATCATCATCAGATTCAAACCACCAGAATACTCTTGTGATAGGAGGTCAATACGATTCTTGACAAACTTAGCGTCTTGATCTTCAGGATCATCAGGATTAACACCATGAGATGCCAAGGCAAGACGTGAATAGAATACCTTCTGTTTAGCAATCAATTCTAGAGTCTTCTCGACATGCTCCAGACGTTGTTGAGGATCAAAGTTTTCAAGACCCGCTGACATCTTCAACAACTCTGTGTATGTCTCTTGAATCTGATCTATTTCTTCTTTTACTACGTCGCTCTTAAAAAATTCGTTAGTCATAGTGGCAGGATTCCTCTGCTCGTTCGTTTAATGTAATTAAGTTGTTGTGCGTCCCACTTGATTTTATCTTTGAGTGGTTTAGAGATCAGTTTACTGACAGTTTCGACTTCAATCTCAAACTCTTCGCAGATCGATGTGACTGCTTCTATGTAGTTGATAAGACCTTGACTGTCTTTAACTCGTGACTCAACTAGGGAGGTAAATTTACCTTGTGTCATAAACTTTTCTTCAATTTCTTTCATAGGACCTGCACGTTAAGGTGTGATACCCCAGTTGCATTGATAAGCCCGTCTGGGAAGGCGTTTGCTGCGATAGTGATACGATCCTCCTCGGATTGATTAGGTGTGGCACGATGCCTGATAGTAGGAGGAAAGACAATAAACTTTCCAGGCTCTGTAGGCTCTGAGTGCTTCAGAAAAAACTTCTCTTCGGTCCACTCACCCCATGGCCATATGTTTGACTTACTATACCAAGGGTTGGGTAGATACCATTCGGTAACTGTTTCAGGACCACCATTCACATAATAGTTGCTACTTACGAAGCAGTTAGCATGTGTGTGATCATAGAAATAGTCTCCTTTTCTATTTAGATTCGCCCAACTGGAGTTGATCTTGAGTTGGTTTGGCATACCAATGTCACTAGCAACTTCAGCAAGGCATTCATCAATCCATGTAAAGAGATCCTCAAACTGAGGAAAGGTGTGCAGATCACTACCACCTTCACCATCTAGGAAGACTCTATCCCAAATCCTATTACCTCCATTGTGTCTGTATGTGAGACGCTTACACTCTTCATGCACAGCATCTCTGTCACCAGGATAATAGAATCTATAGATAGGAATCCCTAAAAAAGTGTCTTTCACTTGATGCCCTCC